ATGTCGTGAGTTTGGTGAGTATGGAGCAGAAGAAATTGCTGAAACTTTAATCAAAGGCAACAAATCTGTTGTTGAGGCTAGAGCAGCAATTCTTGATCTTGTGAAAAACAAGGCAGAAGTAAACAACACCCCTATTCGTTCTACAGACATGACATCTAATGAAGTCGGCTTAGATAAGAAAGAAGTTAAAAGATTTTCTTTCTTAAGAGCATTAAATGCATTAGCTAACCCTAATGACAGATCAGCACAAGAGGCTGCTGCATTCGAGAGAGAAGTTTCTGATGAGGCATCGAAGCGTTATGACAAGCCAGCAAATGGAATTTTAGTTCCTAACGAAGTTCTTCAAAGAGACTTGAATGTAGGTACAGCAACTGCTGGTGGTAACTTAGTTCCGACTGAATTATTGTCTGGTTCATTTATAGACATTCTTCGTAAGAGAATGGCTGTTATGGCTGCAAATCCAACAATGCTTACTGGGTTATCAGGAAATATTGCGATCCCTAGAATGACACAAAGCGCTACTGGATTTTTTGTTGGGGAAGGATCTGAGCCAACCGAGAGCCAACAGGCGTTCGATCAGGTCAACATGACTCCAAAGACAGTTGGGGGAGTGGTCGAATTTACTAGAAGATTATTGCTTCAGTCATCTATAGATGTTGAGTCAATGATTAGAGATGATATAGCCAGGGTAATTGCTACAAAGTTAGATAACGCAGCGATTTACGGTACAGGTTCTTCTAACCAACCACTTGGTATTAAGGACACAACAGGTGTAGGAACACAAACTATTACTACATTTGGTACTTTTGCTGAGTACATCGGTATGGAGACAGATGTTGCTGCTGCTAACGCAGACGTAGCAAACATGTTCTACATCATTAATGCTTCTGCGAGAGGCGCATTAAAGAGTACTGAGGTTGCATCTAACACAGGTAAGTTTGTTTTCGAGAATAATGAAATTAATGGCTACCCAGTTATTGTTTCTAACCAGCTTGTTAACAACGATGCTTTATTTGGTGATTTCAGTCAGTTCTGCATAGGTATGTGGAGCGGATTAGATCTAACAGTAGACACAATCACTAAGGCTGGTTCTGGTACTGTGAAGATTGTTGCGTTGCAAGATGTTGACTTTGCTATCAAGCAACCAACTGCATTCTGCTTCGGCACATAATATGAAAGTTGAATTAATAAGATCAACAATGATTGCTGGCACTCCTACGAGTGCCGGTACTTCTATTGAAGTAGAAGATAATGTTGCTCGTATGCTAATTCTTGGTGGTAAGGCTATCGAATATGTAGAGAAGCCAAAACCAAAAGTAAAGAAAAAACCTATCCCTAAAAAAGAGGAAACCCAAAGTGGCAATCAATCAACTTAACTTAGAAAAATTAGATATTACAGCAGCAGTAGCTTCTGCTTCTGTAACTGCTACAGCTACATCAAGTGCCATAGATTTAAAAGAATTTGATGGGGATGTATTGCTAGTTTTAAATTGTGCAGCAGGTACAGGCTCATCACCAACCTTAGATATCAAAGTACAAGACTCTGATGAAACAGGTGGTACTTATGGAGACTTGTCTGGTGCAACTTTCACACAAGTTACAACATCAGCTTCAGTGCAAACACTTGAAGTAAACAAAGATGAGTGCAAGAGATTTATTAAAATTGTACAAACAGTAGGTGGTTCATCACCTGTTTTTGTATATGGGATCTCACTTGTTGGGGCTAAAAAATACGGTTAAAAATACAGCCCCATTATGGGGCTTTTTCTTATGGCTTTTACTGAAGATATAAATACATTTTTTGTAGACTTTGCAGAAGATGTTATTTATGAAACTATTCGATATAAAGGAATATTAGAGCAGCCTGATGAATTAATAGCTGATGGCATAGTAATGACAACTGATTATGAGTTAACTGTTCAATCAAGTGAATTTGGTAGTTTAGATTTTAATACAGTTATTGAGGTTAGTAATGTTAAATATAAAGTAAGAAATGTAAGAAAAATTGATGATGGTACATTATCTAAAATATCTTTAACTAAGGTTTGATATGGCAACAAAAAGAGAAAGAATATTAGCTGCAATAAAAACAAACTTAACTGGTACTGTTGGTGTTAGTACAAGAATATTTAGATCTAGAGTAGAAGCATTTACAAGGGCAGAAACGCCAGCAATAGTAATTGAACCAATAAGTGATACTCCACAAGATACTCAAAGCTTTAATGATAAGGTTAGATATGAATTAAAAATAAGAGTTTCAGTAATAGTAAGAGGATCTACTCCTGATAGTGTTGCAGATCCCACGATAGAAAGTTTACATACAAAAGTTTTAAATGATCCTTCTTTAGGTGGTCTGTCTATTGATATAAGACCTTCAACAACAACTTTTGAACTTCTTGAGGCTGACGAGGCGGCAGGTGTTATATCATGCGAGTTTGACATTGACTATCAAACAGCATATAACAGTTTAACTACATAATTTTGCAGTATTTTGAACCCTAACAACCCTGACCAACTATTATGAGTAATGAAACACAAGGTAAAGGTGGAACTTATCTTCTAGATCCAGAAACTGGAGAAGTTACACTAATCCAACAAACAACTGACCCTGATACACCAATTGAGGTAAAAACTGATGGCATTGCTGACAAGAAAAAGAGTAATTCTAATCGAGGCGGAAAGTAGCTACGCTACTGACCCTACCCCTGGCGCTACAGACGCTGTTCTTGTAAGGGATCTTACAATAACACCACAATCAAGTGATGTTGTAAGTAGAGAACTAATTAGACCTTATCTAGGAGCTTCGGAGCAGCTACTTGCAAATACAAGAGTTGAATGCACATTCGCAGTCGAACTTGCTGGATCAGGCTCGGCTGGTACAGCGCCCAGGTACGGAAGCGCATTAAAAGCATGTGGCTTGTCTGAGGTTGTTGTTTCGTCAACACGAGTTACTTACGCACCTGTATCAACTGGATTTAGTTCTGTAACTATCCACTACAACATAGATGGTGTCAGGCATAAAGTAACTGGAGCAAGAGGAACTGTAGAATTATCAGCCGAGGTAGGTCAAATTCCAGTGTTGAATTTTTCCATGCAGGGCATATACAATGCCCCTGATGACTCTGCATTACCATCAGTTACTTATGGGAACCAAGAAGAACCATTAATTTTTAAAAATGGTAATACAAGTAGTTTTCAATTATTATCTTTTGGTGGCGCTTTGCAGTCAGTTAATTTTGATTTAGGTAATGAGCTTGTTTATCAAGAATTAGTTGGTGGTACAAAACAAGTCTTGTTAGTTGATAGACAAGCTACTGGTTCAGTGACAATACAAGCACCAACTATCGCTCAAAAAGATTTCTTTGCAGCAGCTTTAGTTGATAGCACTTTAGGTAACTTGCAGTTTACACATGGAACTACTGCTGGAAATATAGTTCAATTCACCTCAAGCAAGGTTGATATTGGTGATGTAAATTATGGGGATATTGATGGTATCGCTAGCTTAGAAATACCATATACATTAGTTCCAAGTACTTCTGGAAATGACGAGTTCGCACTTATATATACTTAACAAATGTTAAATAACGGCTAAAGTGTAGAAGTATATTTATTTCTACACCTTATGCCTTTTGTAAGAAAAAAGAACAAAACATTTAAATGGCCTGTTATTGTTCGTGAACCTAGTGAAAATGATGCTGGAGTTTTTGAAGAAAGTGAGTTTATTGCTATTTTTAAAAGATTAAAAGTAAGCGAGTATCAAAAAGCAGTAGATAACAAAACAGAATTTGAAATGTTAAAAATGATGTTAGTTGGCTGGGAGAATATGAAAGAAGAAAATGGAGAAGACATTCCATTTAATAATCAAAATCTTAAGGATATGATGGAGGATTCGTATTGGCTTAAGGCAGTATCAACATCTTATACAGCTTCACTTATAGAAGATAAAGTAAAAAACTAGAAGAGGCAGTTCTTTATTGGTTAGGATCTGGAAAAGAAGTAATAGATCAAACCCAAGAAGATGCAAAAGCATTTGGTTTAGAACTGCCGAAAACTAATAAAAAAGAAGAAGAAGATTTTGAGGTTAACGAGGATAATTGGGATGCCTTGATGATGTTTTGTAATATGCAAACACAATGGTCTACTTCTTTTGGAGGTTTCGTAGGATTAAAATATGAGGTACTTCTAATGCAAGGAGGTATGTTTGACCTTTACAATATAAAAGAAAGGTCTAAAATCTTAGAAGAGATCCAAATCATGGAAGCAAAAGCTTTGAAGGAATTAAATAAGGAAAATAAATAATATGGTTCAACAAACTTCAGTTATTGATATAAAATTTTTAACGAAAGGTGAGGGCGAGGTAGCAAAAGCTTTCAAAAAACTTCGTGGTGAAACTGTAAGACTTAATCGAGATTTTAAATCATTATCAAAAGATTCAATAGCAAAAGTAAAAAATGAATTTAATAAATTAGGAGGTGGGGCTAGAAATAGTATTAATGCAATGCAAGCGCAACGTAACGCTCTAAATGGTTTGCGTAACATGGCAGATGTTACTAGCGTAGAGTTTAGGGAACTGACGAGAGATATTGCTTTACTTGATGCAAAAATGAGAACAGCAGGTGCTGGTGCTACAGGTTTTAAAGGTAGATTAAAAGGATTTGCTAAAGGTGCTGGTGCTGTTGCTGCGGCTGGTATTTTTGGAGGGCCAGAAGGTGCAATTGGTGCTGGTATTGGAGCATTGACTGGAGGAGGGCCAGTAGGTGCTGCTGTTGGTGGTGCAATTGGAGCGCAGGTTGGAATGGTCAGAAAACAATTAGGTGGACTTACTGAATTCTCTGCTCAACTTGCTTTACAAAGAAAAGCTTTAAGACTTGTTATTGGAGATACAGAAAAATTTAATAAATCTCAAAAGTTTTTATTAGAGACTTCACGAAAATTAGCAATACCACAAGATGTTATTACAAGGCAATTTACATCATTAACAGCTTCTGTTGTTGGTGCTGGTAAATCGGTATCTGATGCAGAAGAAGTATTCAAAGCAATAGCTGCTGGTATAAGAGGAACTGGTGGATCTTTAGAGGACATGAAAGCAGCTATGAGAGCAACTGCTCAGGTGTTCTCAAAAGGCAAAGTGTCGGCTGAAGAATTGAGACAACAATTAGGCGAAAGACTGCCCGGTGCTTTTACTTTATTTGCTGAGTCAATGGATAAAACACCAGCAGAATTAGATAAAGCTTTGGAGCAGGGAAAAGTAACTCTAGATGATTTTATGAAGTTTTCACAAACATTATTTAAAACATATGGTAAAAATGCTGAAATTTTAGCTCAAGGCCCAGAAGCCGCTGGAGATAGACTCAAAACTGCATTAACTGAGTTGGGAGATAATATTGGTCAACTATTAAGACCAATTGGAGCAGATTTTCAAACTGAGTTTTCTAAAATTGTAGTTCAAATAAATAATGCTACATTTGCAGTAAGAAAATTTTTTAAAATTGGAGAGGAATTTCAAAAGGAAAAACTAGATGAATTATTAATAGAAAGAGGTAAGATTGAAAAGGAAATAGCAGCTTATGAGGCGGCTATCCCTAAAATTCCACTTGGATTTCGAGGAACGACAGGAATGAGTAGAGCGCAAGCACAAAGCTCATTAGATGCATTAAAAGAAAAGCTTAAAGATGTAAATATTAATATTCAAACTATAGAGACATCTATTGCACAAGTAAATTCAGAGACAAATAAAACTAATGAAAATACTAATAATCTTAAAAATACATCTGTAAATGCATTTGAGGCTATGAAACTTGGCGTAAATGAATATTTGGAATCTATAAAAGATATGAGTAAACAAATAAAAGATACTTTTGTAAATGCATTTAAAAGCATGGAAGATGCGCTAGTACAATTTGTTCTTACAGGTAAATTAAATTTTAAAAATTTAGCGCAATCAATTCTTGCTGATTTAGCAAGGATGATAGTAAGACAACAAATGTTTAATGCTTTATCTGGATTGAAAAATTTTATAAATCCATTTTTGCCTAAAGGCCCAGCAGATAATGTTGCAGATAAAATGAGTTTTGGCCGTTCTCCTCTTGATGCAGCTTTACAAGTAGATGATAATGCAACCGGTAATGCATTTAGTAGAAATGGCATAGTGCCATATCGCAAAGGGGGCATTGTGAGTTCACCTACTATGTTTAAGTTTGGAGGATCTAACTTAGGCATTATGGGAGAGGCCGGGCCAGAAGCTATACTTCCGTTACAAAGAGGTAAAGGTGGAAAACTTGGAGTTATTGCACAAGGTGGTGGTGCTGTTAATGTTACTGTTAATGTTGATGCTACTAGTTCTTCCGTTGAAGGAGATGAGCAAAATGCTAATGAATTTGGTGAACAGATTGCAACAGCAGTTCAAGCTGTAATTATAAATGAAAAAAGAGTTGGAGGTTTATTAAGTTAATGGCAAATTTTCCTAATATTGAACCTAGCTTTCCAGTTAGAAAATTATCAAAGCCAAATATAATTACAGTCAAGTTTGGGGATGGGTTTGAGCAGAGATTAATGGAAGGATTAAACCAAAATCCGAAAGTTTTTAATTTAACTTGGAAACATATTACCGAAACAGATGCAGATACTATTGAAACATTTTTAGATGCTCGTTCAGTAGATGGTGAAAGTTTTACATACACACCACCAAATGAGTCAACTGCTATGCAATTCAAATGTCAAAATTGGAGCAAATTAATGGAACGACCTAGTAGGGCTACTATAGAAGCAACATTTACAGAAGTATTTGAAACTTAATGGCTATACCTTTTGTTGAATTAAATAAAATAAATCCAAGTTCTATTATTGAGTTATTTGAACTTGAACTTACTGTTGGTTTACATATACCAACTGGTAATCCTAATAATTTAGATACTGTATTTAGATTTCATGCTGGTGCAAACTTAAATAACTTTGGACAGGTTATTTTTAATGGCAATAGCTATCAGCGAGTAGCTGTTAAAGCTGAAGGGTTCGAAAATACAAGTACAGGTACAATTCCAAGACCTACACTTACTTTTAGTAACTTAGGTGGTATAACAAAAGATACAACAGTTATGACCATGAGTGATTTTCTTAATGTTGTAAATACTGTTACTGCTGGAAATGATTTATTAAATGCAAAACTTACAAGACTTTTACCGTTAGCCTCGGCTTTAGATAATGCTAATTTTGCTACTGGTACGAATCCTTTCGGTACTCCTAGTACAGATAGATTACGAGATCGTATATATTTTATTGATAGAAAAGCTGTCGAAAACAGACAGATAGTACAATTTGAATTAGTGAACAGATTAGATATGCAGAATAAGAAGATACCTGCCAGAATCGTCACAAGAGATCTTTTCCCTGCTGCTGGTACGTTCTTCTGATGGCACAATATTCTTGGGCTACAGAAGCATACTCACACGCTACAGAGTGTTATCCAGAAGAGTGTTGTGG